ATTGTTGGATATAATGGGGCATCTGGTTTAACTTTAGGATAAAATCTTTTATGTGCTCCAGCATATGATTGATATTCAGCTAGTAATCCCTCGTCTTTGGTACTTAAAAATTTTATCAATAATTGTTTTTCCTTATCTGTGAGTTTAAAATCTATATAAGAATCAACCATATTTTTAAAATAATTATTGTCAAAAACACTTGATAGATTTACCAATGACATTACACAATCATCGTTACCAGTTTCACTTCTAAAAGTTATATCACCACCGGGTGTTTCCTTTTTAGAGAATGATTTCAATTCAATAATATTAGTTTCATTATGTAATATCATATTATCTTTTCTCACAGCATCTTGAAAGTCTTTTAAAAGAAGTTTTTTATTATGACCAACAAGTAATCCGATCTTTGGTTTTGAATCGCTTTCTCTATGGTTATATCTTAAAAATACTCCATCCATAAAATCATTATTATCATTAAAAACATGACGAAGATTTGTTAATAAATCACTTCCTAAATTTTTATTCATTTCTAACGCAATCTTTACTTTATCTGGGTCAAAAACTTCGAATACTAATAGATATAATATGTGTGCTATTTCATTAATAGAATATGTGTTATTTCGATAAAGCCCAACTTGTTCTAGTTTAAATAGATCATATTTGTTATTATATATGTCTTTTTTCTTTTCTATGAGTTCTTCATCTTTCATCATAAGACGAAATATGTTAAAAACTGAATAATCTAACCCCAACCCTTCGGCTAAATCTATGCCAATTGTTATATAATAATCTTTGGCACGTCTTATATCAAATAATTCTGGTTTTTCAGCTACAAATTTTAAATTACTGTATGGTAACGATGTTTTTTTATCAAATATATCTATGTTCGGTGTTTCAAATTCGAATGTATCATTTATAAAATTTTCAAACATTACACTATCGAATAGTAATTTGTCATCTGTTATAAATTGAATTTCAAATTCTTGTTTAAACATACTTTCACCTCCAATGAGGTTAGTTTGTTCTTCTTGCCAGTTAGTAATTCTGGCTAATTCTGGAAATGGTATAATTTCTTTAAATCTTATTTGACGTATATCATTCGGACCACAATTTTCTTTAGGTGTTTTTTGATCATCTTCAAAGAATTTTATAAAATACCATCTTTCACCATCTTCCAATTGCTTTGTATATAATTCATAACCTTTTTCTTCTAATTCATTTAAAACTTCTTCTTTGGTAATATTAAATTGTCGAAGTTTATTATCAAATAATAGAAATTTAGTATCTCTTCTACCCTTAACACGCCACCAATATATTCTCATGGAAGCATATTTGTTCCATCGTGGATCTTCTCTCGGAAGTTCAGCCGCGGTAAGAAGTTCCCAGAATAAGTTATAACCTTCTGGGGTAGATGTGATAATAACTTTGGAATTTTCAATAGACGATACAGTAGGTATTGCTGAACCGTAAAATTGACGTATAATATTATCAGGAACTTTAGCAAACTCATCCAAATATAATAAATCAATAGTAAAACCAATAGATGGTTCTTTTGATCTAGCTTGTGATTGAATTCGACTATTATTTTCAAAAGCAATAGCTTTTTCATTCCAATTAGATACACCAACTTTTATAAAAAATGGCAATAATACATAGATGTCTTTTATTTTTCTAATAATTTCTTTAACTGTATCGAATTTATTTGCTACAATCATTATACCTTTGTCTTCATTAAATATAGCTGTATGCAATATAACTATAGCAGCCGAAACTGTATTTAATGACAAAATATCATTTGTATAATAACTATGTTCGTTTGATTCAATTGATAAATCAAACATAATGTTTTTAAAACCAATTTTTTTTATAGATTTTACTTTTGATAAACCTTTTTTTGTAATGATTACATCATCTAACTTTAGATCCTTAACAAACTTTATTATATGTCCTTCACAGAAGACCCCGTGGATATCAGCACAATTTAATTTTAATTTGTTTTCTAATTCTAATTGATAAATTGTATATGGTTGAGTTAGATTAATTTCTTCTATAGGAACAAAACCATAATCGGTTTCAACTAATAAGTTTGATAATTTAAAAGAATTAATTATTTTTTTTAATGGTTCGTTTTCATCAAATTTCTCATTTCTATATTCATATTTTTCTATTAATTCTATTAAAAAATATATTAGATTTCTAACAAATAATTTAAACATAGATAAACATTATTTTTTCTTATATATTTAAATTGTAAGGTCACATATTATTGCCATTTTACACTTTGACCTCTATATATTTTATATATAAAATAAAAAAATACTTCATGATAATAGACAAGGAAGTCATTATAAAAATAGGTAGTAGAAATTTAACATATTATGACAAAAAAGGATATAATGTTAATTATGGTGATGTAGTTAAAATTAAAATAGATGATCTATATGAAAAAACTACAACGGAAATCAGAGTAAAATGTGATAATTGTGGTTCTGAGAAAAAAATGCAATATAGATTATACAATAACAATTTAAAAAAATATAATTTATATTATTGTAATAAATGTAAACATATTAAGTCTAAAAAAACTAAACTTGAAATTTATGGAGATGAAAATTATAATAATTATGATAAAAACAGAAGAACTTGTTTAGAAAAATATGGAGTGGAACATTATAATAAATTAGAAGAGTTTAAAAATAAAATCAAAAACACGAAATTAGAAAAATATGGAACTGAGAATTATAATAATATAGAAAAGTGTCAAAATACTAAATTATTAAAGTATGGAGACATGAACTATAATAATATTACCCAGAATAAAAAAACATGCATGAATAGATATGGGCAAACTAATATTTCTAATGTACCCATGTTTAAAGAAAAAAGTTTTGATTCTAGGAAAAAGAAATTAATTGAATTATATAAAAAATATAATCTATTATACATTGATTATGAAAATTATGTTTTTATATGTAAATGTAAAAAAAATCATATTTTTGAAATACCAAAACACATATTTTATAATAGAATTAAAACAACTACTAATTTATGTACAGTATGTAATCCAATCGGTTTTTTATTTTCAGAAAAAGAAAACCTTTTATTTGAATTTATTAAAGAAAATTATGATGGTGAAATAATTCAAAATTCAAGAAATATCATAAATCCATTTGAAATTGATGTATATTTACCAGAATTAAAATTAGCATTTGAATATAACGGTTTGTTTTGGCATAGTGATAAATATAGACCAAAAAATTATCATTTAGAAAAAACAAATATGTGTGAGGATAAAGGCATAAAACTTTTTCATATATATGAAGATGATTGGTTAGACAAACAGAATATAGTAAAATCAATGGTTTTAAATTTCATAGGAAAATCTACTAAATTAATAGCTAGAAAATGTGAAATAAAAGAAATAATAGATAATAATATAGTGAAAGATTTTTTAATAAATAATCATATTCAAGGATTTGTTGGATCAAGTGTCAAATTGGGTTTATTTTTTAATAATGAATTAATTTCTTTGATGACATTTGGAAAAATTAGAAAATCTATGAGTAAGTATCCAATAGAGTATTCGTATGAAATACTTAGATTTTGTAATAAAATAAATATTAATGTAATCGGAGCCGAAAATAAATTATTTAATTATTTTATAAAAAGTTATAAACCGAAAGAGATAATAGGGTATGCGGACATGTCTTGGAATATTGATAATTTATATGAAAAATTGAATTTTAATTTTATTAAAAAAATTCCTCCTAAATATTATTATATCATAAATAATAAAAAAATCCAGAGATATATGTTTAAAAAAGACAAATTAGTGAAAGAAGGATTTGATCGTAACAAAACAGAGATGGAAATAATGAATGAGCGAGGGATACATAAAATATATGATTCAGGAAATTTGAAGTATCAGTATAATAAAACTTAACTTTTAGTTTTTAGCATCATATATATTGAATATCTCAGTGAGCTCCGATTTTAGATCATCGTCTATATTGTTAATAAGTATATTGCGTATATTAATATTTTTACTATCTAATTCTATACTCTCCTCTGATTTGTTTTCATTGGTATTATAATAAACATTGACAGATGAGTTATTATTCAAAAAAAGATCAATTTTATTCTTATTTTGTTGATTTTCTAGTAATTCACTATTTACTAAAATATCAATAAAATCATTATTTATGATAATATTATTCAAATCTTCTATTGCATTTATTTGATATTCAACAAATTTCGGTGTTTGTTTATTAGGAATAAATATAGTTTTATCTTGTATAATATAAAACCCTGTTTTTGAATCGTCTTCCTTAGAGAATTGAAAAAGTGATTGATTATATTCATTGTATATATCTGTATCTATTTTATCGAACATATCACTAAATATGTCATAACAATAATCATTACCTATTATTTCAATGGGTATATTAAAAGAGCTAAAAATATGTTTTACTTTGGATACGAGTTCAAATGTGGTATGTTTATTATTATAAAATAAATCGCCATTGATAATAATTTTTTCACCCCCTCTTTTAAAAAATAGTGGGATAAAATAAGTATCAAACCATGTTAATTGATGTTTATTGAGTTTAGGATGCCCAAATTTTATATTATTCAAAAGATAAATCATAGTTTATTTATTTGAATCAAGTAAAAGAGTTTAAATTAAAATATTGTGTAAATGTTTTAATATTATGAAATAATTATTTTTTAATCCCACTCAACAATCCAATTATACTATTTAATAATTCTTTGTGAACATTTTGTGGTACATTTGTTATGATAGAAAAATCATCATTTCCAGAAACTTTAATTTTACCATAACTTTCATGAACCATTCGATCCTGTGATTTTAGAAAATGATCAACCAGTGCATTAACAAATGGCTGAATTTGAAAGGCATTTTCATTATTTCTTATGACATGTATTTCACCAGGTTTTTCCGTCAAAAGATACCAATATTTATCTTTTGACAAAATATCCTTTTCGAACATTTTATTAATATCAGAATATTTAACATCCGTGTAATAAATAAGTTTCCCTATAGTTTTAATATGTTCTATAGATAAATCAACTTGATTGTCTGGTGAATTTTTCATTTCATCATCTTCACGTTCATCAATGATCCGTTTTTTGGCTGATTGAACTTTTTGAATCTGTTTGTCATTTTTTTTAGAATCGGTAGATGGTGGAATTTTTCCTAATGGTGGTAAAATAGATTCATTCAATTTTTTAAAACCTCCTTTGCTTTCAAAGGAGGTGTTTTTTGGATAATGCTCTGTTATATCATCTATAGTTATTTTAATAGATGTACTGTTTTTGCCCTTTAAAACATAGTACCCCTCATATACAGAAGATACTTCACCTCTTATTTCTCTACCATTATAGAGAGCCACTAAAATATCTCCAACTTTAATCGGGCTTAAATTTTCATTAAATGGAACTTGATCCACTTTTATGTTGGCTTGATATATCTTGTATAATTCGTCTATTTCCATATTATAGTTATATTTTAGAGGTGATGTTTTTTAATTATTTATATAGCCTGTCCCTGTCCCTGTGTTGGTGGAATTTGAGCAGCTGTTCTTTGAGCACCTTGTACTGGTTGTTGAGCTTGTGGAGACTGAGCCTGTCCGGGTTGTGCTGGTATTTGTGCTTGTCCCTGTGCTTGTGGAATCTGTACCGGTTGAGTTTCATCCAAATCTTCAGTATCATTCTGTATTTGTGATTGTGCACCACCTTGTGCTTTCGAATATTGATCACCTAAAATCAAATTTACAGGTAAATTTTCGATACTAACATAAGAAGTAATGATATAGTCAGCTATTTCTTCAGCTAATTCAACATCTGAATAAAATTGACTAATGTTTTTACCACTTTCGTCTTTTACTTTTTTCTTGAATGAATTAACAAGTGCCATAGGAACATCAATTCTTTTTCTTACTCTAAAAACATCATCAACTGCTTGAACGTTTTCTTTTATGATGACATTATTTCTTTTTCCTTGAAATTGTCCAAATTCATATAAATTCTTTGCCATGATTATAACATTATTTTTTGTATATCTATATATTAATAATTTTTTTACTTTTTAGTTGAAATTTCTTTTTAAAATATTTTGTATTTCATTCATTTTTAAATGATCAATTCTTAATAAATGAATATTATTATTTAAACAATATTCATCTTTAATTTTATCCTTAATTTTTTGTTTATCAAATTCACTTTTACCTCCAAAATAATCTATTTCTTGTGTATGTTGAATCCCATCATATTCGATGCATGTATTATGATTAGGTAAATAGAAATCAAAAAACAAACAAGACTTATATTTACAATCTTTAAATTTATGTTGATATTTAAAATTTATTTTTTTTTCTTCTAAGAACCTTTTAATACGTGATTCACCTTTCGAGATATTACAAAAGGGACATCCATTAGAATTTAAATGACAATATGGTTTTTGTTCAAAGATGCCATGTTTTTTACAAATTATTTTAACTTTTTTTAATGCTGAAATATAATCAACCAAAGAATAATCATATTTATCACCATGTATTTCTTTTGATTTTTTTATAAATTCTGATGTTGTATATTTATAAGTTCCACTACACTTATCACAACCATGTTTTTGTAAAAACATATCAGGTCTTTGTTCAAAAATACCATGTTTTTTACAAATTATTTTTATATTAGTTTTATTATTTTTGTAATCAACTAAAGAAAAATCATAAGCATTATTTATATCTTTACCGAATAACATTTCACATTTATTAATAAAACTTTCTGTATTATATTTTAAAACTCCTGAGCATATCATACAACCTTTTTTACTTAAATGTGAATTAGGTGTTTGTTCAAAAACACCGTGTTTTTTACAAATTATTTTTATTTTTTCGTCAGTTTTTTTATAATCAACCAAAGAATAATCATATTTATCACCATGTATTTCTTTTGATTTTTTTATAAATTCTAATGTTGTTAGTTTATTTGGCATTTTATAAATTGTTTATTATAATTTATATATTAAATACAAATGGCTTAATTTGTGTTTCGAAGCCCATTTTGTCGCGTTTTTATATTTTGCTCTCCATATTTTCTAAGTCCTCCTGTCGCAGTTTTAAATACAACAGTGTCTTTATTTATAGTATCTAATATCATCCCAGAACGATTACAACCCTTAAATGTACCACTAACCCAAGTACCTTTATAAAAGGTCCCCTGAAATACACCATTATGAAATGATCCACCAAAAAATCCACCATAATCTAAAAGTTCTTGTGGATATGGTTGTGATATATCTTGACAATTGGGACTATAATTAATAAATGTCCCCCCATAAAAATCACCGCCAATCCATGCAATAGTTTTAGAACTTTCATAACCAAACGTACCGTTATTAAATGTACCCTTATACCATATAACATTAGGATCTTCAACCCCGGTTCCATCTATATCCAATGAAACTCCTAATAAACCATTGTTCCATATTCCATCATACCAATTAACATTGTGAAAATTTGATTTAAAAACTGTACCATTTAGAAAATCTCCATTGATCCAACTACTGTTGTCAAAATGGCCATCTTTAAATCCTCCACCTAACCAAACACTCCCGTTTTGAAATGAGCCACTGACAAATGTCCCATCATTCCAAATACTATTAGAGAAAATTCCTCCATTAAAGATGCCATCCATCCAACATCTTCCAGAATTATATATAGCATCAGTTATTTTAAATATAGTTCCATTTTCTATTAATTGTACATTATTACCAGAATTAAAAGTTCCACCATTAAAAGTTCCAGTTATCCAAAGAGTATTAATAATACTACCGTCATTAAAAATCCCACTATTCCAAATCCCATTAGTAAAACTTCCACCATTAAAAACCCCGTCTAACCATTCTACCCCAATAATAGTACCACCGTTGCATATACCCTGAGACCAGTTTCCATTGGACATTTGGCCACTATTAAAAGTTCCATCATTCCAATCGGTAAAGTTCATAATACCATAAGAAAAAGTTCCACCACTCCAAGTACTGTTTTCCATCGAGCCACCTTGAAATATGCCATTTTTCCAAGTAGAACCAGAAAAATAACCACCATTAAAAACCCCATCACGCCATTGTTTTCCACAAAAATCCCCGGCGTTCCATGTTCCACCATACCATATATCCATACTAAAATTACCACCATTCCAAGTTCCACCAAACCAATAACAATCAGAGGTTAAAATAGTATCTGTAAAATAACCATCATTTATGGTTGAAGCTGAAATATTACAGTTCGTAAAAGAACCTCCATTGACAAGACAATCCGTCAAATTACAATTAATATAATACCCATTGTCTATTCTACAATTTGTTAAATTATTATTATAAACATAAGTATAACCATATAATTCATTATTGTTAGAGTAATAAGATGAAATTGGCGTCATGTCTTGATTTTGTGTATCAACCCCTTTATATGAATATGGTTTATATATTGAACTAGTTGTACCTGTATCCACAGCTGAATTAGTACCTATATACAAATTGTCATATTTATCTTTATATCTCATATAGTATGATGTTCCACTTAAAACCACGGCTTGAATTAAATTAATATCTAATAAAACATCAGAAGTAGTATTAAATGAACCATTTAATATACAAGCTCCATCGATCTCACCACCATTTATGACTATATTTCTTATGTATATTTTAGATATGTAATGATTGTATAGTTTTTTATTTTCAAATCTAGTGTCATAATATCTATCAATAGTGATTTCATTATTACTTTCATCTATTTCTATAATATCATACCCTTGCATTTGTTCCAAATATTTAAAGTTAGTACAACCGGAAAATTCTAAATAATTATCTATTATTACACTATCTGTTCCTACATCTCCGGCATTAGGGTCATACATAAAGAATATTCTATCACCAACATTGAAATTAGAATTAATTTTAGTATATACTTTTATTTTACCGTTATTATTCGTTATTGGAGATAACAATTTTACAGCATTTTGAGAAATAGGATAATTGGTATTACTAAATATGTTTGTTTTGTCTTGTTGTGATAACATATCTAAAACATTCCCATAACTATTAGCCTGAGATACAGTTAAAGCTGAATTTGAAATCAAAGTAACTTCTTTTATAGCAGATGTAAAACTATTGGATGTTATCATTATATTATAGAATACTTAATTTTATCACTATATATAAAATTATTAAAACTAAAACTCGTTGTGATTATATAATTTAAAAATTCAAATGATACAATTATGGGAAATGATACACTAAAACAAAAACAAGAAATACGCTCTAAATTGGAATCAGAATTATATGTCGAAAGATATGATACATTTAAAGAATCTGTTAAAATGATAAATATGGCTCTACAAGCGTTCAATGTAAATTATCAATATGTTTATGATGATTTTTGTACTGATTTTACAAATGAATGTGTGAATTATATAGATGAACACCCCGATGTTGATATGAGAGATCCAGGACAAATGTCTATATATACACTCCCAATAATTATGTCTATGGTTGAGAATGTTAAAAATAAATATGGATTAACACAATGAAAAAAGTTTTTAAATATTTGCTAAAAAAATTATTTATCAAAAATCAGAATTGTCTATCTGTTGATAACGTGATAAATGATAATGATAAAAAGACACAAAATGATACCCATTCAACTTTAGAAAATACATCGTCTTCTTTTGCTTATGCTGATATTGTAGAATATAATAATAAAATGGAACAAATAAACAAAAAATTCTATAAACAAAAAACATATCATAATAGAACACAATTGGCTAATACCACCGGTTATTATAACACAGTGAATGGCGCTTCTGCACTGAGGTATTATTCTTTAAAAGGAGGTATAGAACCATATAGTCATAACACAAAGATTTATAATAATCGTTATGATCTCTTCTATGATCCTTATGAACATATTTTTGAAAATAATGCATTCAATGTAACAGATTTCACAAATATTTTTTCTAATTGTAATAATTTAAATAACATTAATACAGGAAATACATATGGCACATCTGGTGCGATCGGGGGGTATGGTATACCTGGCGCAACTGGTGTAATCGGTGTAATGAATACGAATACCAACCCACAGTATAAAAAAATAGATGAAGGTAGAATATTTAATGAAGAAGACCCATTCGGTGAAGAAAATTGGAATAATTAATATATATGACAATAAGAGAGCTTATACAAAATGATATAGTAGAAGATATCATTATTTACAAAAGAATACATGATAGTTTTATAGAATTTCTTAAAGAAGATATAGATCAAGAATATAAACCAAATTTTAGTTTCGATGAATTTTGTATTAAAATGATAAATAATTTTGAAGGAGTAGATGAGGATTTTACAAAATTTTTAGATCAAAGATTCGAACGTCCACTAACAGGAAGATTGATGAACTCTCTTATGAACATCGCGTTTGAAGAATTTAAAGAAGATAAAAAATCTATTAAAAAATTACAACAATTTTTTAATTCATCAATATAAATAATATTATTGAATTATATTTTTTAATATATAACATATTGTTAAAATTTTTAAACTTTTTAAACTTTTTAACATAAATTAAATGTGGTTCTGCGCAGAACACTAAATGGCTTTTTCAGGCATTAAATGAAGTAATGAGGGAACAATTAGGCTTTCATTAATAAAAAAAAATCGTAGGCAAAATGAGTAACAATGAAGATTTCTTATTTGATCAGTCAGAAGATCAAAATGACGAATTAGCTTTCTTAAACAAAGAAAGTAAAAATCAGGATGGTATCTATCGTCCAAATGTAAAAGACGCCGCAGACCCTAGGGGAGCAGGCTATAAAGCAACAATCAGATTTTTGAGAAACGTTTATCTAGATGGTAGCGGGACTGGTCCAGCTGCTATTAGAAAGTATGTCCATTACGTAAAACCGGAGGGACCTCTTGATGGGTTGAACACATTATCAGGATATTATGATTGTGAAAAAAATATTTCTCAACAGACACCCTGTCCTTTGTGTGCTACTTTTTGGAAACTTTATAAATCCAATAATCAAGCAGACGTAGTTAAGGCAAGTTTGATCAAGAGAAGTACTAAGTATTATTCTTATGTAATGGTAATCGAAGATGAACAACATCCAGAATTGATAGGTAAAATCTTAGTTTATCCTTATGGTCCTAAAATCGAAGCTAAAATCAATGCTGAGGTTACTGGTGAAGTAACAGGTGAAAAATGTAATATTTTTGATTTTGTTACAGGTAAAGATTTTAAATTGATTATTAAAAATGTATTAACTCCTTCTCCAAATGGACCAGGTAAGATTGAAATGCCAAATTATGACACAAGTACATTTTTAGCATCAAGTCCTTTAAAAATTTGGAACGAGAAAGCAGCTAAGTTTGTTACTCCTCCAACAGTTACAGGTGATGATGGTAAAGTAATGATAGTTGACAAGAAATGGCAGGCTAAGATTAGAGAAGTTGTAATGGGACGTCCAACGAGTGTAAATCTTGATGATCACGCTCCTAATAAAGATGGTTGGGACGATGAAAAACGTTCTAACGTAGAACAAATTGTGAATATTCTCAATGGAAGTAATTTCCAATACGCAGAAAATTCCATTAAGAAAAATAGTGTGAAAACACCAACAACTGACACTTTAGAAGAAGAATCATTTGATGATTTATTCGGAGATTTAGATGACTAATTTAAATGTTTAATTTAAAAAATAAAAAACCCACAAAAAATTGTGGGTTTTTTATTTTTTAAAAATTGTCGAATCTTTTTATTGTCCATTTTCAAATTATATTCTTTACTATTAGGATTTTTAAATTGAATGGAGTAAAAATTAAAGTTCTATTTATAGATTAACTACAACTAAACTAAAGATTTAGTTCTTTTCTTTAGAAGTTTTTTATAAAAATTAACCTTCAACTTTAACTACTATATAATCCTGATAAGGATCTAACCATTGTTTACTTTTAGGTTTATTCGGATCATATTTCGGATTAGGACGATAACAAAATAGACTTATAATTGTAGTATTAGGATATGTTGGACCAAACCATGTTCCTATCCATTGGGCTTTTATTTTTCCATCCCAATATGCTTGAACAATTTGTTGATCGTTAGTATACCAATTAATTTGATAACCTTCTTGGAAAGTATTTCCATCTAAAAATTCATATGATAATTGCATAATCTCACCGTTATTCAATGTAATAGGACCATCTGGTGATACACCATTTCCTAAATTAGAATCCCAAATAATATTAATTCCAATGTTTTGACTCTTTGTATTAGAATCTTTTGCAGATGTTGTAGCTCCAACCTGAGTTGGTTCTGTTGCTGGTGTTTTCATCTTTTTCATTGTTTTTTTTAATACTATATATTAATTATTAAAAATGTCAATTTTATCGAAAATTGATAATAATATTAATTAAAAAAGAATGAATTACTATAGATTATTATTATATTCTGTTATTATTGTATATAACCTTCCTAGATTCTTTAATAATAATTTTTTCTTAATCTCAATATCTTTAATGAATTTATTAAAAAAAGCATCTACTTGTTGTTCGCTGTATTGTTTGTCTTCATAATCTTTTACTTTTAATAATTCTTTTATTTTAGATTTTAATTTTGAAAAGAAATCTTTTTTTTCAATATATTTAATAATATGCATTAATTTATCATAAACATGCATGAACTCTAATTTTTCTTGGAAAGTTAAACTTGATATATCGTTTCTTATATCAGTATCAATTAAGAATTTGTAATTATAATACGTGGAAGAATGCATCACGAATTTCTTAACTGTCTTATATTTATTTTTATTTTTTTTGTAATTTCTAATATCACTATGTAAATATGCTCCTATTTCATCTGTTTGAACTATATAAGAGACGGTGATTATATTTATTAATTTATCATTTTTTTGAAAATTCTGAAATGGAATAAATGCTTTTTTAGTCCTTAAATAATCAGCATTATTAATTATAAAATCAAAAAGATGTTTTATCTCATGTTCGAGACACATTATTGTGGGATGATAATGGATATTAATATCTATTAACGCTGACTTATTTAACTTATATTCTTCATCATCGTAATATATAGACATTGCCGCATCACTTTGAGAATCCTTAATTATATCTAAATAGATAGTATCAATTTCAAAACTCAAATTATTCTTTGCGAATTCTCTACAATCTATCTTTCTTTCGCCTTCTTTAAACTTCTTCCAAATAAAATCTGTAAGAAGGCTTACTTCTTCTCTATATCCAAGTTTTTCATTTAAAAAATCGGTACATAATTTAATCATGTTATTATATATAAAAAAGAAAATAAATTTATATTCCAGAAATGAAAAAAGTGATATATTTTTAATTATATATAGTTTAAGTAAAAAGATATATTAAGAATAAATAAGAATAAGTGAAAGAAATTAAATATACATATAAATTTAAATTGAAACCAACAAAAGAACAAGAAATTCTTTTAAATAAACATTTTGGCTCAGTCAGATATGTGTATAATTACTTCCTTAACCAAAGAAAAGAAGAATATCTAAATAACAAGAAATCAATAACTTATAATAAACAAGCAGGCTATTTAACTCAATTAAAAAAGAATGATGAAACTGAATGGTTAAAAGAAATTAACTCCCAATCACTTCAATATTCACTTAAATGTATAGAGACTGCGTATCAAGGATTTTTTAATAAAAGAACTCAATTTCCTCGATTTAAGTCAAGAAAATCAAGAAATTCATTTACTTGTCCACAATTTGTTAGAAGTGAAGGAAATAAAATTATAATTCCCAAATTTCAAGAAGGTATTGAAATGATAATGGAAAGAGAAATTAAGGGAAAAATAAAAAAAGCAACATTAAGTAAAACACCTACTGGAAAGTATTTTGTTAGTGTATTATCTGAAATGAATTATACTTCTTCAGTTAAAACTAATCAATCAGTAGGAATAGATTTAGGAATTAAAGACTTTTTAGTGTTATCTGATGGAACGAAAATCAAGAACCATAGATTTCTTAAACACTATGAAAGACAATTATCCAAAAATCAAAAACATCTATCAAGAAAAAAAAATGGCTCTTCAAGGTATGAAAAACAAAGAATTAAAGTAGCAAAAATCCATGAAAAGATAACTAATTCAAGAATGGATTTAATTCATAAAACTACATTAAACCTTGTAAATCAATTTGATACAATCTACCTTGAAGATTTGAATGTTAAAGGTATGATGAAAAATCATAAATTAGCAAAAGCTATTAGTGATGTTAGTTGGAGTAAATTCATAGAAACACTAACATATAAAGCAGAATGGAATGATAAAGAAATCGTTCATATAGATAGGTTTTTTCCTTCAAGTAAAACCTGTAGTAAATGCGGTTATATCCATAGTGGATTAAAACTGAAGGATAGAACTTGGACTTGTAAAGAGTGTGGTGAAATTCATGATAGAGATGTAAATGCAGCAATCAATATCCTCAATGAAGGATGTAGAAAAGATATATCGGGAGGGACTTCCGATTACAAACGCAGAGCCAAAATTAGACCATCATTTGATGGTACAGGCGCTGAAGCGTTGAAAGAGAAAGAACTCGTTTAGGTTCTGGAAACTACGACATCTTTAGTGTCATAGTAGTTCATTTACATTTATTCGTTTAGTATTTTCTTTAATTCACAAATTAAAGAAACTACATGTAATGGTGGATCCGTAGTTATTTCAAATTCAGCATTATACTGCTTCGTTATATCTAATAATTTTAAACCTTTTGTTTTGATGATTTCTGGATTATTTCTTAAAAGATGATAATATAATGGTCTACCTAAGACATCAATTAAATCTTTTGGTTGATTAACCCAGTTATCCATCACAAAATAAAAATTATCTGATAAATTGTTCTGTCCATTTAAAATAAAAGAGAGTACGTCGCTATAATTACCACTCGCCATAGTATCTGGATTACCAGTAATAAAAATAGTTTGTAAATCTTGAACAGATGCTCTCAAATCAGGAAAATTTTTACTCATTATTCCTGTGATTGCACCCTCTGAAATATCTATTTTAGAGTGTTTAGCGACACTTAATAGGTATTTAGTATAACCTGTCATAAGATAACTTTTCTCCTCGTCATTGGACGGATTGAAGCATATTTTGGTAAATCTAGAACTTAGAGCTGGTATGACATTTGTTATGTCATTCATTGAAATTATAAATCGAACCCTGTCATCGTATTTTTCAACGAAAGCTTTAAAACCATCCTGAAAGGCATTTGTTACTTTATCAAACTCTTCTAAATAAACATATTTTATTTTATCAGTTGTTTTCACAAAAGGGCTGGGTAAAGTCTCACAAAAATCCATAATTTTTTCTCTTAGAGTATCTATACCATTTTCCATAGATGCGTTTATCTTCATAAAATGCTTATCTTTTAGAAGAATCTCTACCAGTGTAGATTTACCAGTACCTGGGTGTCCATGAAATATTAAATCTTGTTGTATCCCATTTTCTATGATTCTTTTTATACGAGGAAGTATGACCATACTAGAAAGAGTTTTGGGTCTATATTTTCTCCAAAATAATTGATTTTTAATTGCCATTTTTAATATTTTAACTTTGTTACTTTTATACTAATATGTGGCAATTGTTTAATTTTTGATTAAGTATATCTAAATCCAGAAACATGAACCAATGCTAATTTCTTATATGTTTTATCATTATAAAAAGTAGCATATTTTGGTTTAGCGGAATTAATAGATCTATTACCTTTAGAATTATAAGAAACATGGATCCACACACTAGTAGCATCTTTATGTTCAAATAAAAGTTGGTCATATGGTAGATTATTATAAATCCAAACAGCTATATTTATATAATCTTTTTTCTTTAAACCAGGAAATTGAATATCCACAGCTTGACCGCTCTCATGTTGTGAAGTAGAACCCCCCTTATTTCTAAATGCACTCGTAATCAACATGCCTATTTTTCTAGATATACATTCTTGTTTCAATGGTTCAACAATATTTTTAGCTAAAGCTTTTAAATTACAAGCAATATCATATTTTGTTAAATATGAACCCCCAACTTTCTTTACTTCTGGAACTCTATATGGATACACTGTTTTTGTGGTAAAATCCGCCAAGGTAAAACTATTAGTAAGTTGCATATTATACCCCCATGTAGAGGCATTAATATCTTTACAATTTGTGGCTGAACCTTTTTTATCGCCAGTATACGAAGTTGCGATATTTGAAGTTTCACTACTATCTATATATATTGTACTATCTGATGCAACATATACAAACCCACCTTCATCTAAAACATCTTGATCTATCCCGTCATATTTTATTTGATATATCATTAAATCAGCATCATCTTGTAATTCTACAAATTCATATGTTTCAAGTTCAGATTGAGTCATTTCTTTATTCTTTATTTCATCATATCTTTGTTTGGTGATTTCAATTTCTTCACTTGAATCTGTTTTTATTTCTTTGTATACAGAATAGTCTTCATCGAATCCTTCTGGATCATCAGCTGTAGCGAATTCCTCTTTGGCATCACTAGGAGTTGCAGTTTTTAATATCTCCAATTCCTTCTCTTTCTGTGCTTTTATTTTATCTGAAAGCTCTTGACTATTTGTATCTGTTTGACCTGGATTATTTCCAGCCACCGACGTTGCGTTTATTTTAACCCCGTCATCAGCTATGGGACTATTATATGGCATATCAAGTTTTTCTACTTTTAAATCATCAACGATATATACATGATCTGAAACAAATGTTTCTCTTAAAGTTTGATATTCCACCATCAGTAAATCTAATTCAGGTTTAAGTATAGGGGCACTAGAATTACCTATCATAGAATTTGGCTCTACCATTTTATTTATAAATTTGTCGAACCAATCAAAAAAATGATTCCCAAGTACAGCTTGTTGTGAAGCTGCTTTGGTACCTATATTTACTTTTCTTTGATTATCTTTCAATTCTAAATTTATACCTTCATTATCTACGGTTATTCTATTATATAGATAATCCATTGTTAAATTATTATCATCAGAAAACACTTTTGTTTTATGATCAAAGACGAGCGCTGTAAAATTAGGGTATTCATCATCACTATAATCCTTTAATTTCTTTTGAAGATTTGGGTTGTAATGATCAGAATACATATAATATGGTTCATATATATTATCATTAGGAAAAAATACAGAAACCATTTTACCAATAGCTGGTATTTCAAAAGCTTTACCAGTTAGGGTTTTAACTGGATGCGCCCAAGGAATATCATCAACAGGTATATCATCAAATATGCTCTGTACTCTTATTTTAACTCTACCTAATCGATCCGGATCAATATTTTCTTCAACTAATCCAACCCATAATTTATCTAAATCTTTCATTATTTGATATACTATTTAATTTTTTAAGCTATATATTTTTATTTATAGAATCACCGTTAAGATTTTCTTTTTTCTTGATTTGAGTATCTAATTGTTCTGTTGCTAAAACTTTTCTAGGTTCAGAATTATAATCCAAAGTTTCATTGTTTACAAGATATTTTCGGTCTTTTGTTTCTATTTCATCATCAAATACATTACCCATTTTTTCTGAATCTTCTTCTTTTATATCAATATTTATTCTTTGACCTTCGAGTGTTGAATCATTTTCAGGAACAGGGACATCTTCAGACTTGTCTATATATGATTCTTTGAATGGTGCTTTATATGTTATGGTTTGATCAATTTTTACTACTTCCAAACTCCTTTTTAGAGGTTCATATTCATCTACGATTTTTTTCTTAACCAATCTATCTTCATCATTTAAAGATGAGATATTATGTTCATATTCTTCCTTATTTGTTCTTTCTCTCCTTTCTGTATTAATTTTATTACCCTCTAATTTGAACACCATTTCACTGTCTTTATCCATAATCGGTTTAATGGTAATATATTCCTCTTTTAGTGATTTCTTATAAGCTATCAAGGAATCGAGTTTTTCTTTATCTAATGTCTTGTCACGTTTATTTTCATTTTCGACTTCAAGTATCGGTTTATATGACATTGTCGTGTATGGGAAATTCTTCAACATTATCTTATTTTGTTCTATTTTTACATCATCTAAACGTTTTCCAAATTCTTCAAAATCAGTTTCTTTCATTAATAATTTAGATTTAAATATGTTACCAATATATTCTTCATTTTCATATAATTTATCAATCTTTTCAAATTTAATTTTTTCGACAGGTGCATATAATAATACTGGTTCGAGGAGTTTTTTAATCCTAGATGGCTCATATAACATAGGAAGAATAGTTTCTTTTTTCTCTGGTACATTTTCAGTAATTTTACCCAAATTTGTAAAAGTTTTTTCTTTCATACTAGTATCAATACTAAGTCCATTCGGTATGTTATTACCAAATTCATTAATCGTCATTTGATAAACAGTATCATTTATTAAATAATTATTCTGTTCTTGTTTATTGTATAAATATATCTCTGGCATTAAAGCTGGAATGATTGTGTTATTATACAATCTTACTTCTTCAATTGCATATTTTATAGGATATTCTTCAAATACATAATTAACAATCATGTTATTAACTTTATTAACTTCATTGTTATAAAGCCTAACATTTTCTATCGTTTTATATATATTTAATTCATTATTATACGAATAAATTAAATTTAATGGAGTTTTTTCTTTTATTGTTTGAACTATTGAAGCATTTGGATTTTTTGCTTCACTGAATACTTTGTTGTATAAATAATAATCAACTAAAGTTTTGAATTTATCTGTTTTAGAATAAAGATAAACTATTGGGATTATATTTTCTTTAGTAATATTCAAATATAAACTACCCATGTCTATGTCTCTTTTAAACTCTGGATATTCGTAAAGTATTACTTTATTAAAATCTGGTTTTTCTTTTATGGTTTGATCTATAAATCCCGATAAAGGTGATTTTATAAAAATATCATATTCTGGTTTAATTAAATTCAAAAACTCACGTTCATCAAACGAATTATCTATTTTAGCGTCAAGTGGTTCCTTTACTTTAATATCTTGAGAAATTCTTCCTTCTATTTCTAATTTGGGTTTTATATTTATATCAATAAAACCTTCCAATAAATCTTTTACATCATAAGACATTTCAATAAAACCTTCTAGTGGATCTTTTACATTATAAGACATCTCTATAATTCCTTCTAATGGATCTTTTTCATTCCAATCCATTTGAATAGATCCTTCTAGTGGATCTTTTTCATTCCAATCCATTTGAATAGAGCCTTCAAGTGGAGCATTCACATGCCAATTCATAGGTATAAATAATCCATCTAAAAATATATCTAATGGTATTTGATAGTTTAAATTTTCGCCATCTAATACAGTTGGATCCGAAAAAACCCCACCGGGTAAAATTATTGAACCTGGAATAACATCTCCATCTAACAAATAAGGATCTATCACAGTTGGATCTATTGGTATTATTTCACCACTAAGGACGTTAGGGTCTGATAATAATTGACCACCAGTCGGATAATTAGGAATTATTTCTTGATTCAATTTATTTAAATTATTCTGTATATCCAAATCTGAAATGGTGTCGCCATTTAATTCTTGTGGATTAAATATATCTCCATTATTATAATTTTTAGCTCCTCTTGGCGCATATATAAAATCTGAACTATAACCAGATATAAATGAGCCATCTTGCATACCGTGATATCCACCCATGAATAAATCGATTATGACGAAAGGAAGAATTTGTAAACCACCTCCGATGTTAATTTGATTTAAAATACTTTGCTTCATTTCTGATATTTCTGGAGCAGAAGTATCACTATAATACCATCTAGGTTCAAAACCAGGTGAAACTTGTACATCTCCCATATAAGGTCTATCTAGTTTTCCGGGTGAAAGTATGTTTCCTTTATATGATTGATTGATATCATATTCTAATCCAACCCCCGTCATATTCATCATTTCGAAAGTTCTCGATGAATTTTTCAGTTCATAATAAGTTTTTAATGCAGAAAAATCTTCATCAACATTACTACCATTATTATTAGACGGGTCATTACTATTTAAACTAGGGGATTTTAATTGTTCTATTTCATCTCGAAATGTTTCAACTGTTTTTTCATTATTAATAAATACTTGATTGTTGCTCAACGAACTTTCTAAACTCTGTGCTTTATTTTGTAGAATGAATGCACTACTTTTTATATCTGTAATAGCATTTTTTATAAGAGGAAATCCAGATTCAATTGAAATGGATTTGTAAGTGATATCCATTTTAATTGAAGCCACCGTAGTACTTATAGAAGCATCAAATCCACCCACTGTTATATTATCTTCAAAAAACTTAGATTTAAAAAAATTAAATGTGCAATCTTGTAAATAATATATTTGATATGATTTATCAAAAGACGTTGTGTATGTTTCTCCACTAAAATTACTATCAAATGGTTTATACTTTGGTATAATATTTACCATATTTCTAACATCATGTATTTTAATATACATATTAAATCTAAGAAGATTGGCTGGAAACATATATCTTTGATCTTTATATGAATATGATAAATTATTATATAATTGTGATAAATATGTTGTTATCATGGACACATCTTCGTTCATAGTTATAGTTATATTATCTTTTTCAAAATCAACTATTTTAGCTGTCAATTTATCTAATCCAGATATACTATTAATATAATATGATTTGTTTCTATCTATATCTTTAAACCCAGAATTGAATAATTTATAAAGAGTATTTTTAAATTCATTATAAATTTTTTGCCTTGTACCTATACTAGAAATCGAAGAATAATCATTTAAAAAACTTTGAATGGAACTTATGCCTTGCCTGTTACTAAGAAGAGGTGAATATTCTGTATCTAATATGATATCAAATGTCGGAAATAATGGATCTTGATACATATACAGAGGATCATTAAAATCCGTGTATTTGAAATGCTCCGTATCATAATCGACCATTGTCTGTACTTGAACAAAATCACCTATGACTTCTCTTTCTGGTCCTATTGGATTTATATCATATAGATTATTTTCAGTGTTTTCATCCGCTCTTAAATCCATTTGCTCATATCCCTTAACATATTTACGAGCCTTCATTATATTAGCATCTTCCATCTATTTAGGTTATTCATTTTTATCTATTTTACTAGCACCAAGTTCTCTTCTGGCAACAGTTATTTCTTGAACCATTTGGTCTTTACCTTTACCACTCATGAATGTATAATTTATACCTATTATTAACCAATCTCCGCTCAAACGTTCATTTAACTTATATTTATCAACATTTTTAGTAACAGCTTCTTGTGATGTAATAGGATTTGAATTATCATCCAATTCTAATAGTTTATATAATTCAATTTTTACTGGCTGAAATCTATACAATTGAAAATTTGAATTTTCAATCGTTATACTCATTCTAATTTTTTGTAAAAATTCTAAATTATGATCGTTATTATATTCAGCATATAAATAATTTTTATGAGAATTATCAGTATCAGATTTTCCTAAAAAATAATTCTTTTGTTGATTTAAACCATAGTCGTTATCATCTGGTTGCCCTTTCATTACTATTTTGTCATTGTTTGCTCCTTTTGTTGATATAGGATCCAATAAAAAATTATTTATTATATTTTCTTTTATATCATAGTAATAAACGTGGGGCTTATAACCTAGTTCATGATTAACTTCAGTCGAATTATTAATTAAATTAAACTTTTTTATATATTGATTTGTAGCACTATAATTAGGATGATTAGATAGAATTAACGGAATTGTATCATTTTTTTCTGAATCTAAAGATAAACTAAGTCCTATTAATCCTTCATCGTACTGAGTGCTAATATTTAATTGTTTTTCAATGTCTATATAATTTAAATTATACCAAAAATCTATATACGACCAAACAAAAGTGTTATCGTCTATATATGCTCTTTTAACTATTTCTGGAACTTGTTCTCTTATGTAATCAATTCCACAATTTATCCATGTCATGTTATCATTAGTACCATTCATATTTGACGCAAATCCTAAATCGGCTAGTTCTGCTATGTCTTGTAAAACTTCATAACTAGTTCCCCTGTTACTATTATTTTTAATTATGTAAGGTACATTTAATTCTGAATGCAGTGTGTATATTTTCTTGTCCGAATCTCCTTCTTTATTTTTAACTGATTTAAATTCAGTCACCCAGAAATCCATTCGTATAGACATAAGTAATGATTCATTAGATTTTATTAAAACACTAATAATTTGTTGATCTAATGGATAATATGAATCAAAAATTTTATTTGTAGGATCTGTAAAAATCATATCTAATTCCGGTAAAAATTTATCATTATATAATCTAAAATATTTTATATCTTTTGATTCTATGTTCACACCATTTATAACAACAAATGGTAATTTACCTATTTCTCCGGCATAATTAGTAGCATCGATATCCTTTACAGTTTCTTTATATGAAAACTCTATGGATTTTAATTTCTTATTAGATCTTTTGATGACTTCTATCATTTAAAACTATCCATTATTTTTATTTTCTTATTATTAAAATCAACTTCCACCTCCTTAACACCAGACGGTTTGATCGTAGGAATAAGTCCGGTTCCTTGTTCTCTATTTGGATCTTTTTTATTATCTTTACTTGGATTTACAAGTGATTTCGTTACTTCTGAACTATCTTCGGTAGCTTGTAATTTAAGAATAGATATATCACTTTCATTGACATATTTTACTATTTGTCCTTGTTTTATACTCCACGGATTTAAAATATTATTCCAAGTTAAAAATTCATCTATATATTCAAAATTTCCATATATATTATAACAAATTAAATCTGGGCGCATTTCTTCTTCCAAGGAAACTACGTGAGCATAATACTCAATACTATCATTCCATATAACTAATGGATTTATAATATCAATTAAATTATTTTGTTTTTTGCTTCTTATTGCGTTCTCGTTAGTATATAAATAACTCATATTTATTTATTTTTTTAAGGATTTTGTGGTGTTGGGGTATTTGCATTTTCAATTCTACTAGCTAAACTATCTTGTGTATTTTCTCCGCTAGTTGTCGTATGATTATTTCTAGTATCCATTGCCGCCCATTCATCTATTCTTGTTTTAGAATATACTCTCTTATATCCATTATTGAACATTTTTTCCAATTCTTGTTTTCCTAATGGTCTACCAAGAGTAGCATCGATCGATACTTCTATTCTAACTGGCATATCATTAAAACCAAGATCACTACTTCCTTTTATTTTAACATCTTTTACATGTATATTAGCTAGATTTATAATAGGGGAATAAGGATTTCCTATCGTTAAATGCCAAGGTGTTGTTGATAAACCAGACATAAGAGCAATAGAACCTTTTAATGGCCATCGATATTTAGATACTGTTCCATTAAGTAATACTTGAGTTGCCCCTTGTACATAATCTGATATACTGGAGGTCAATGAAGATCTTAATGCTCCGGCTGTAGTTGGTTCTTCTTGTTGTGCATTTACAGAAGCTCCTAAATCTTTAACTTCTTTAAAAAAATTACTAATACCAAGACTAAACGCCTCTACAAATTGATTAATTAATCTTAACCACTGTCCGCCACTTGCATTTTTTTGATTAAGCATGCTCATAAATTTTCCAACTAATTTTCCACTATTTAATATAAATCTTTGATCAGAAGTTCCCATTTTAAATAAATTAGTCATTACATCTAAAAACGCTTGTCCTGGATCTATTCCGTTTATGTATTTCTGTTCATAACAAGTTTCTAATTTAAAACTTAATTCTGATCTTAAACTCTGAGACATAATATCTCTCATTTTAGCCACTCTAAGTACATTTGGATCTCCTGTTGGAACATTTTCTACACTATAATCACTAGTCAATCCCATCGCGTTTAACATACCGAAAAGTATACCCTGACTCCATCCAGGTATAGCCATTCCGGCTTTAAGGTGGATACCAAATTCATTTTCTAACATATTAGACATAACTTGATCTATCATATCTGTTTGATCTGTCCAATTTTCGCCGAATGAAAGATCAAACATAGATTCATTTTCCCCATCTTTTATCCATCCAATTACAGTAGATATTGGTTCTTGAGAATTTTCACCCCAATCAGTTGGTTTATCCGGAACAATCACATTATCTGGATATCTTCTAAGTATCCAAAGACGATTTATTGGATAAACTCCGATATCTTTTAAATAGGCAAAATCAGCTGCTCTGAGACGCATTGATTTTAATTTAGTTTGATCAAAATACCTAATTAATTGTATATACGGATCACCATCGTTATCATTTCTGTGAACATCATTGGCTAAATAATTTTTAATATTGGCAGTTCCATATACGTCAGGTCTTTTATACACTAAAATACCCTGTTGTAGAGTACTTCCGCTAACCATTATATGTCTACCATATATATTACTCAAATTATCTTGATTAGTAATTGTATTTAAATTTAAACTAGGGTCAAATAAGAAAGAATATTCTGTGTGCATTAAAAAACCTTTTTTCTTTATATATTAAAATTAATGTTTTACAAAATGAAAAATATATATATAGTTTTAAATTAAACACAATCGACAATATCAAATGATAAAGCATTTTAAAAAATTTAATAAAACTTACGAAATCATGGAAAGTGTTCGTTGGTATAAAAAAGGAAAGCTCGAATTGGATAACAATATTAAACTCTATAGCGAAAATACTTTATTAATAACAGGGGCAAAACGAGGTGATTATGTCATATGTATTAAAGATGTTGAAAACAGATATAACAATGGAGAATTTGTTGGTGAGGAGATACACCCCATAAAAGCTGGTGAAATCAAAAAAGTAGAAGGAGTTAGTCATTCAAATAGAGTATATTTTGAAGATACTATATTGAATACTGGTAATTACGATGGAGATTGTTTTGTATTATATAATCAATAATCTTTCAAAATTTGAGTATTATCAAAAATATCAATATTTGTCAAAACATCATTTTGAATTCTAATATCTTCTTTAAATTCATCAAAAAACATTAGAACATTAAAATTAGCTCCACCTTTAAGAATGTCTTTAATTTTTAATACTTCTTTGATATCTAATTTTTCATTATTAAAATTTGGTATATAATATATATCTTTTCCTTTATTAATATTTTGCATTATTCTAGTATAAATCATTAAATTAAAATAATCATTATATTTATCATCATAAATTTCATTTTCTTCCAATGCTAGTTTGATATCTATAATAACTTTATTTTTTATTCTGTTTACTTTAACATATTTATAAAACTTTTTTCGATTTTTGCATAAAGTGAGATAGAAATTCATACTTATATCTTTGTTTTTTGTTATATATTAAATAAAATGGTTCAAAGCAAATAATTCATTAAACTTTTTGATTTAAATAATCTAAAAAGTCAATAGATCACTTAATTGATCATTAAAAAAATAATAAAAATTTAATATATGGCTAAAACCGTTTCCAAATCAAAAGACAATGGATTCAATCTAGGGAAAGTGTCTAGTGTAATAGAAAACCTTTCCAAAAAATCTATGCTCACAATAGACAATCTAAGAACCGAAAGAAATTATATTTCAACTGGTATTTACATCCTAAATGCACTACTTTCTAAAAGTATTCTTAACGGGGGTATTGCTTCTAATAGATTTACTATTTTTGCTGGGCCTACACAAACAGGTAAATCTTATATTTGTTTGAATACAGTTAGAAATGCACAAAAAGAAGGATATAATGTTATTTATATAGACACAGAATTTGCTATAGAAAATCCAGATTTTGATATGTTTGGAATTGACACATCAGATCCTAACAAATTTATTCTCATTAGAAGTAATAAAGTAGAAAATTTAAAAATATTTTTAGCTCAACTTTTAGATGAATTAAAAAAATTTAAAGAAAAAGGTGAAGACGTTAGTAAAACAATGTTTGTTATCGATTCCCTCGGCGCATTAGCTTCAAAAAAAGAAATTGAAGATGCTATTAAAGGTAATGATAAACAAGACATGTCAAGGGCCAAGGCTACTAAATCTATGTTGCGTATTATTATTGATGATTTAGGTTATTTAGGCATTCCTCTCCTAGCAACAAATCACACGTATCTCTGTATTACAGCCGGGCATGAAGTTCTCATGTCTGATGGTAATTATAAATTTATAGAAAATTTAAAGGATGGTGATTTTGTAAAAACATTAAATGGTGATAAAAAAGTATTAGGAACAGTTGAGTATCCCAAATCACCGATAATTAAAATCACACTAGAAAATGGTGATGAAATAAAATGTACACCAGAACATAAATTCTTGATTAAAGAGAATTGGGTTTCTGACGAAAACGACGACTGTTGGATAACAGCGAATGAATTAAAAGAAGGCGATATAATTTTATCTGCTCAAATTAAAAAAAAACATTAGATAAGTTTGATTAGAGTAGATAAATGGTATTTCAAAATTAATATCTAATGATATATTATCATATATGAAGTCAAATCAAATTATACATATCAAACTGATTTAGAAATTAATAATCTTAAAAAAGATTCATGCTTATCTAATGGTTTTAATTTCGAGTTTATCATTATAAATAATGACGATTATAAAAAATGGAATAAAATAACAAAAAAATAAACAAATTATAAATGGAATATAAAGGTATAAAGGTTCAAAAAATTGAACATATGGAAGAATTAGAAACTACTTATGATATTAATGTAGAAGGAAGTCATCATTATATTTTGAAAAACGGAATAGTATCTCACAATACACAAGATCTATTTCCACAAACAGTTCAAACTGGGGGTGAAGGATTAAATTATTTAGCTTCTGTTATTATATATTTATCAAAAGCTAAATTAGAAGATAAAGATCGTGATGAAATGTCAACCGGGTCTCTTGGTTCAGTTATCACAGCAATGTCTCGGAAAAATAGATTAGCTAAACCTAAAAAAATCAAATTTGAAATAGATCACGCAAAAGGTTGTAATCCTTATAAAGGGTTGGATCAATTCTGTACAGTGGAAAATTTTAATAAAGTAGGTATAGCTAAGGTTAAACCTGTTGTTGATAAGAAAACTGGAGAAATAACATATGAAAATGGTTCTAAATGGTATGTAAAACATTTAGATAAAACTTTATTCGATAGTCAACTCTATAATAGCAAGGTTTTTACTAAAGAAGTTTTGGAAGCATTAGAACCAATTATTTATGAATATTTTAGATATGCATCTTTTGAAGAATTCCAATCTGAAATGGAAGCATTAGATGAACAATATTCAGATTTTGAACAGGATCCAGATTTTGAAATAGACAGTGATATTGATGATAAATTGTTTAGTTAAACATTAAAAAAGAGGCATATTTTTTATGCCTCTTTTTTAATTAATAAGTTTTATGGTTATTTTGAATATAATCAACTCCATCACCTTCTTGTGTTTTTGTTTTAAGTAAATCTTTCTCAATCATTGGGTATTCATAACCTTCAAGTGAACTTCAATGACATACTTTTATTTATTCTTGTAAATATATTTAATATATAACAAAAAAAAACAATATATGAAGAATATTAGAAAATATGATGATTATATAAAAGAAAGTAAAGCAACAACAATAGGTTCTATATTACTTGGTTTATCTAGTCTATTTCCAACCAATGCTAGGGGAGATGGATATGATGATGTCATTCGAATGTATTCATATTATTCATTACAACGTTCAATAAATGATATCAATGATACCCCCCGTAGAATTAATATTGATTCAACGAACAATAGAGATTTTATAAGAAAACTTGAACTTTATAGAATAGATTTATACGACATGATAGACGAATTAAGAGATGAAAAAATTATTAAAAACGATAAAAAAACTACAGACATTTTAGATGCTATTAAAAAATTAGAAAAAGATTATCGGGATGAATCCAATTATAAATTATATAATTATGATGTAATAAGAATAATTAAGTATTCGATGCCCCTGATCAAGGAATATGAAAAAGATATAAGTCCGCCGTTATTAAATCTAATTAATAGAATTGAAAAGGGTTATACATATGAAGAAAATTCCATTAGATTATTATATGATTACAATTTAATATCAACTGAAATTACTAAAATTAAGAATGATTATGAAACTGATAGTATGAAAAGTCAGCGGATAACAAATAAAATATTTTTATATATTATTTTGGCGATCATTATTATATCTACAATAGTTGTATATGCGAAACAAAAAGATCCGACCGATGATTGGATGTAATATACCAATTTTAAAATTATATGAAAGAAAAAAGAATATTATAAGACAATATTCTTTTTTTATTTTTAAACCCTTTTCGCTAAATAGAATATAATATCTATATTCCTACAAAAAATATTTAGAAACATATGAATGAAAAAGAAGTAATGAATGCCCAAATGGAGAAATATTTTTTCTCTTGGATATTAGAACACCCTATACAATTTGAAAAAATAGAACCAGAATTTTTTAAAAATGAAGATATTCAATTTATTTATAGAGTAATAAGAGGTGAATTTTTGGTCGCCAAAGATAAAAAAACACCATCCCTTCAACAAATAGTAGCAATGATAAAATTGCAAGATCCAGAAGAGAAGATATCTAATAACGTAATTAAAGCCATTTTAAAGAACGATAATTCTGTACATAATCAGGATTGGCTAGAAAATAAATTCTCTTCGTGGAGATTAGCTAATATAGCCAGGAACGATGTTTATAGTGCCATTGATCTAATTCGTAATATAAAAGAATTGGATTTAGATACCGTAACAGATGTTGCGACAAGATTACAATCAATGTTTGGAAATTTAAATATCATAAATGAAACTGAAGATCTGGGTGCAGATTTTGATGATCCTGAAATGCACAAACAAGAAACTCATAAAAACAAAATATCATCTGGATGGAGTAATGTAGATATAATTATGCATGGTGGATGGGACAAAGGAACATTTAATGTATTAATGGGAGAAACTAATGTTGGAAAATGTTTTTCAGGATTGACAAGGGTTTCAGTAAAAAACAAATATACCAATGAAATCAAGCAAATAAAGATAGAAGATTTTTATAAAATGTTGAAAAAATAAATATATTTGTTTCGCCTATTAAAACTTTTTCATATTTTTAATATATAATATAAAAAAAACGATATATGAACTGCGAAATCTGTAATAAAGAATTAAAGGATATTAAAGGACTATCTGTTCATTTAGTTAAAAATCATAAATATACGATTAATGATAAAAAATTATATTACGATAAATATTTTAAAAAGCAAGATGAGGGAGTTTGTCCATTTTGTAAAAACGAATCTAGGTTCATAGATTTAACAAGAGGATATCATAAAATATGTGGTTCTAGAGAATGTCTTGGCAAAACTAGAGCTACCGGAACATATGAATTTTTAATGTATAAATATTATTTATCAAAAGACGATGCTATAAAACTACAGAATGAGAGAGCTTTAAACAGAGGTGAAAAAATTAAAGAAACTATGGACAATAGAATTAAAGAAAACCCTAATTTTCATAAAGAAAAATCACATCAGACAAAAGAATATTGGTTAAAAAGAGGGTTATCTGAAAATGATGCTATTGAAAAAGTTAGCGTTGTGATGAAGAATATACATAATAAAACTTGGGAAAAAAGAAGAAATAATCCTGAATTATATAAAAATATAAATACAACACAAATCGACTACTGGAAAAATAAAGGTTTTAATGAAAACGAAGCAAAAAATAAAATATCAGAAAGACAAAAAACTTTTTCATTAGAAAAATGTATAGAAAAATATGGTGAAATAGAAGGAAGACAAAAATGGTTAGATAGACAAGAGAAATGGATAAAAAACTACAAAAAAAATAATTTTTCTAAAATAAGTCAAAAATTGTTTTGGGAAATTTATGAAAAAATAGAGAAAAGGAATGATATTTATTTTGCTACTCTCAAAAACGGATTATTAGATAATAGTGGTAAAAATAATGAGTATGGCTTAAGATTAAATGATGGATTCGTATTACCAGATTTTTTTATAAAGAATGAAAAAAAAATTATTGAATTTGATGGAACATATTATCATAGAGACAATCCAGAAAATATAAAAAGATCTTATATAAGAGATGAAAAACTAAAGATGGAAAATTTTATAGTTTTACATATCAGTGAGTATGATTATAAAAAAGATAAAGAAGCAACTATTCAAAAATGTATAGATTTTTTAAATAGTTAAAAACAATAACCAACAATAAATGAAAAAATTATTCAAATTTAAAAATCTATTTGAATATTACGAATATCTTGAAAAAATAGATGAACTAGATATTGAAAGCGTTAAAAAAATGTCGGAGACAATCGACAATCATATAATATCTGAAGGATTAATAACAACATATCCTTTAGAAAAATCAATTCAGATTTTAAAAAGAAGGTTTAATGATTATAATATTAGTGTCGGTGATGATAGTGAGATATACATCAAGGGAGTAATAAATTATGACGATACTTTCGCATTATTGAATACGTTAGGATATCATATAACTTCTATAATACAAAATGATAAACAAACAAAACTAGAAGAATTACTTGCTAATCAAAACTATGTATTATGTGCTGAACCAAAATATGATATTAAAGATATTGTGCCTGAAATTATTTTTCATGCAACTTTATCAAAATACGTAAATAAAAT